GCGCCAACAACTCGTACGCGCACGGCATCGCGCTGACCCTGGCCAACGACTGCGTCGGCACCGGCCCGCGACTGCAGCTGCTGTCGCCGAACGAGGCCGCCAACTCGCTGCTCGAGGAGCTGTTCGCCGAGTGGGCCGCCGAGGCGCAACTGGCCGCCAAGCTGAAGACGATGCGGCTGTCGAAGGTGTGGGACGGCGAGTCCTTCGGCCTGCTGACCACGAACCGCCGCTTCACCGGGCCGGTGAAGCTCGACCTGCGCCTGGTCGAGGCCGAGCAGGTGGCGGACTCGTCGATGCTGCCGGACCCGACGTCGGTCGACGGCATCCAGTTCGACGAGTGGGGCAACCCGGTCAGCTACCGCGTGCTGAAGACCCACCCGGGGGACCTGCAGTTCCGCGGGCGGAGCGACTTCTTCGTCGCCCCGGTGGAGTCGGTCCTGCACTACTTCACCGTGCTGCGGCCGAGCCAGGCGCGCGGCATCCCCGAGATCACGCCGGCGCTGCCGCTGTTCGCGCAGCTGCGCCGCTACACGCTGGCCGTGATCGCCGCGGCTGAGACCGCCGCCGATATGGCGATGGTGATCGAGTCGGGGACGCCGGCGAACGACGAGGACGTGGCGTCGCTCGACGCCATGGACACCATCGAGCTCGAGCGGCGCATGGCCACCGTGCTGCCGCAGGGCTGGAAGCTGGGGCAGACGAAGCCCGAGCAGCCGACGACGACCTACGGCGACTTCAAGCGCGAGATCCTGAACGAGATCGCGCGCTGCCTGTCGATGCCGTTCAACGTCGCCGCCGGCAACTCGTCGGGCTACAACTACTCGTCCGGCCGCCTCGACCACCAGACCTACTACCGGTCGATTGGCTGCGAGCAGGCGCTGATGGAGCGCACGCTGCTCGACCGCATCTTCGCCGCCTGGCTGAACGAGGCGGTGCTGGTCGAAGGCCTCGTGCCGCAGTCGTTCCGCGGCCTGCGCATCCCGAAGCACCAGTGGTTCTGGGACGGCAGCGAGCACGTCGATCCGGCGAAGGAGGCGAACGCGCAGGCGACGCGCCTCACCAACATGACGACCTCGCTGGCGACGGAGTACGCGCGCGAGGGCAAGGACTGGCGGCAGGAGCTGAAGCAGATCGCCGCGGAGCGGAAGCTGCTCGATGAGCTCGGCCTGCCGCTGCCGGGCGCGGCCGCGCCGGCCGCCGCTGGGGCGCCGGAGGAGGAGCCGGACACCGATCCGGACGACGGCGAGGAACGCGCGGGCGATGGCGAGGACGGCGACGAAGGCGCCGAGCCGGCCGGCAAGGTCGCGCCGAAGGCCGCGGCCCCGCGCGCGGCCGCGAAGTCCGACGACGTCGCTGCCATGAAGGTGCGCCTCGACGCGATGGGCCTCGCCGTGCGCAGTGGCGCCGTTACGCCGCAGGCCTCCGACGAGGAACACGTGCGCGCCGAGCTCGGCCTGCCCCCAATGGAGCCGGCGGTGCGCCAGGCGTGGAAGGACGAGCCGGTGCGCCGGCCGGTGACCCTCGCCGCGGCCGACGGCGGCGCGCCAGCACCTGCACCTGCGCCCGCAGCGGTGCCCGCCAAGGAGAAGCCATGAAGCCGAAGCTGAAGCGCAAGCACCCCGATCGCTTGATCCTCGCCAACTGCCAGGCGGAGTTCGCGTTCGTCGCGGCCGCCGCCGGCGAGCCGGCGAAGCGGCCGACGTTCCGCATGACGGCGTACGACGGCAAGCCGATGCGCGTGAACGCGTGGTCGATGCCTGTCGTCATCGACTACGACGGCCTGACGATCGACGCGTCGCAGACGACGATCCGGCGCGACCACTACCGGCTGGTCGGTCACGCGACCGCGGTCGAGGTGAAGGGCAAGAAGCTGACGGCCGAGGGCGTCATCTCGTTCGAGAACGACGACGCCGAGGAGATCGTCGCTGCCGCCCGCAACGGGTTCCCCTGGCAGGCCTCGGTCGGCGTGCTGCCGTCGCAGGTCGAATACATCCCGCCGGGAACCACGACGCAGGTGAACGGCATGGCGGTGAAGGGGCCGCTGGACATCGTGCGCAAGGGCACGCTGCAGGAGATCAGTTTCGTCGAGCGAGGCGCAAGCGGTGGCACCAAGGCCACCGTGGCGGCCTCCGCAAACGGAGGGACCATGGATCCGGAAGAGTTGCAGAACGGCACGACCGCGGCGCCCGCGGACGATCAGACGCCAGTTCAGGGCGCAGCAGACGACGCGGACGAGAAGAAGGTCGAGGCCTCCGCGCCGAAGCCCGAGCGCAAGGAGCCGAACCGCGACGACCCGGTGAAGGACATCCGCGCGACGGCCGTCGCCGAGACCCGCCGCATCGCCGCGATCCAGACCGCCGCGAAGGACCACCCCGAGATCGCCGCGCAGGCGATCGACGCCGGCTGGGACCTGCAGCGCACCAAGGACGCCGTCGATCTGAAGGAGCTGCGCGCCGGCCGGGTGAAGGCTCCGGGCATGATCGTGGCCCACGCCGCCCGCTTCGACGCGCAGGTGATCGAGGCCGCGATGTGCGCCGGTGCGCGCCTCGGCGACCTGGAGAAGCGATTCGACCAGAAGACGCTCGAGGCCGCGCAGAAGCAGTTCCGCGGCACGCTCGGCGTGCAGGAGCTGCTCATCGAGGCGGCGCGCGCGGCCGGCTGGTCCGGTGCTCGCTTCCGCGGGGAGGAGCGCAACATCCTGCAGGCGGCGTTCTCGACCACGGCCCTGCCGGGCATCCTGTCGAACGTCGCGAACAAGTTCCTGCTGCAGGGCTTCATGGCCGTCGAGCAGGTGTGGCGTCAGATCGCCACCGTGCGTCCGGTCAGCGACTTCAAGACCGTCACGAGCTACCGCCTGAACGGCAGCTTCGAATACGACGAGGTCGGCGCCAACGGTGAGCTCACGCACGCGACGCCGAGCGAGCAGAGCTACACCAACCGCGCGAAGACCTACGGCAAGATGTTCGCGCTCACGCGCACGGACATCATCAACGACGACCTCGGCGCGCTGACCGCGGTGCCGATGCGCATCGGCCGCGGCGCCGCGCTGAAGCTGAACAAGGTCTTCTGGCAGGAGTTCCTGTCCGACGGCTCGTTCTTCACGGCGGGCAACAAGAACTACTTCACCGGCGCCGCGACCAACCTGCAGCTGTCGTCGCTGACGACCGCGGTGCAGATGTTCCGCGACCAGGTCGACCCGGACGGCAACCCGCTGGCGCTAGCGCCCAAGCTGCTGCTCGTGCCGACGGCGCTCGAGATGACGGCGAAGTCGCTGATGCAGTCGACGGAGGTGCGCGACACCACGGCCAACACGAAGATCGGCACGGCCAACCCGTTCGCCGGCAACTTCTCGGTGTTGGTGTCGTCCTACCTCTCGAGCACCGCGATGAGCGGCAGCAGCAGCACCGCCTGGTATCTGCTGGCCAACCCGCTCGACCTGGCGCTGATCGAGGTCGCGTTCCTGAACGGCGTCGAGGAACCCACGGTCGAGTCGGCCGAAGCCGACTTCAACACGCTCGGCATCCAGATGCGGGGCTACCACGACTTCGGCGTGAGCAAGCAGGAGCCGCGCGCGGCCGTGAAGTCGAAGGGCGCCGCCTGATCCAGGCGGCAGCGGCGTGAGGCAATTGGCGCGGCGGGGAGACCTGCCGCGCCCAAACCACAGCACACAGACACAAGGAAGGGTCAGGTCACATGGGCAAGGCAGACTTCGTGCAGGAAGGACTCAGCATCAACTACACGCCGGCGGCGGCGGTCGCGGCCGGCGACATCGTCGACCTCGGCGAGCTCGTCGGCATCGCCAAGGTGCCGATCGAGGCGAACGCGCTCGGCGCGCTCTCGGTCGAGGGCGTCTTCAGCGTCGTGAAGAGCGGGTCGACGGGGCCGGTGTTCGCCGTCGGCGAGCCGGTGTTCTGGGACACGGTCAACCAGCTGGCGGTGCGCACCGGTGCCTCCGGCTGCATCCTGCTCGGCGTCTGCGTCGCCGCGGCGGGCGCGTCGGACACTTCTGTCCGGGCGCGGCTGCGGCCGCACGGCATCCCGGCGGCGTTCCACGGCCTGATCTGGGAGGACGTCGACCTGGGCAGCGCCAGCAAGACGCTCGACAAGGAGGACCTCGGCAAGGTCATGAACGTCACCGTGGGCCACGCCACGAACGTGGTGACGTTGCCGGCGACGTACGCCGGCGCTCGCTACGTCGTGCGCTGCGGCGCGACCGGCCAGCGCGTCGCCCTCAGTCCGGCCGCGGCCGACAAGGTGATGGGCCCGGACTTCCCCGGCGTCGACAACAAGGACCGCATCCTCGCCGCGCTGACCTCGCGGCAGGGCGACTTCGTGGTGCTCGGCGGCGACGGCGTCGACGGCTACTACGTCAACGCGCAGCGCGGCATCTGGTCGAACGAGCCCTGATCGAGGAGTGCTCGCCGATGGCCGACATGCTCGAGGACGGAGCCCGCTGGCTGGAGCAGCAGCGGACCGCGCACATGGCGCGGTCCGTGGTCTACCAGCGCGGCTCCGACTCCGTCGAGCTGGCGGCCACGTTGGGCAAGACCGTGCGCGAGGTCGGCCGCGAGTTCGGTGTGCGAGACCGGTGGGAGAGCCGGGACTACATCGTGCTCGCGTCGGACCTGGTGCTCGGTGGTTCACCGATCACTCCGGTGCCTGGCGATCGCGTTCTCGAGGAGACTGGCTGGATGGTGTGTACGGCTGGGAGCCGGGCCGCGGTCGGCCGGAGTTCCACGCGCAGCGGGAAGTGGTCGACGCCGACGTGCAGCAGTTGGTGCGCCGGATCCGCGACCGGGTGCTGCGCGCGC